CCAACGCAAAAAAGGTATTTCTAAACTCATTCGCCGGCGTTCAGGAACCGCAGACGCAGTTTCTAAACTAACAGGAACAGCAAGAGTTCCTGCAAAAGAGGAAGTTGAAGTCACCGAAATGAAGAAAAGAATGGGAATGAAAAAGTTCATGGAAGCCAAAGAACTTGGTGAAAATGAAAAGGCTGCGTTAGCTAAAGAAATTAACAAGTCTGCTGAAGCGTCAAAAGAGGGTAAGAAAAAAGTTACTCTTAAAAAGGCTCCGTGGGAAAAAAACGAAAAAGTTAACGAAACACTAAAGTCTGCTTTAAAAAAGCCAGTTCAAACTACAACACCAGACGGTAAAACTCGTACAGTTCTGAAGTCTGTTAAGAATACTTCTACTGACGATCACGGCCAAGATAAGATTAAAGAGTCAGTAGAATTTATTGATGAAGCAGTAAAAGCTGGAAATATGAAGCTGAAAGACGGGGCAAGAATTAAAGTAGCTAACGAAGATGCTAAACTAATTAACGCCCTATTTAAAGGTTTAAATTCTGCTAACAAACGTAAAATGGAACAAGTTATGATGACTGACAAAAAAGGGTTCAACGAAATCCTTGGTTTTGCTAAGAACGCAATGTAAATGTTATTATAAATAAGTTTCAAAAGGGGATAACAAAATGAAATTAATTGCAGAAGTCATTGAAGAATGCAACGTTTCTACGGAAATTAATGAAGAGACTGGTAAAAAGTCGCACTTCATTGAAGGTATCTTTATGCAAGGAGATCTGAAAAACCGTAATGGGCGTATGTATTCATCAGAAATTCTTGAAAAAGAAATGGTTCGCTATAATAAAGATTTCATTGAGACTAAGCGTGCCCTTGGAGAGCTTGGCCATCCTGATGGTCCAGCAATTAATGGCGATAGAGTTTCTCACCTTATTACTGAAATGAGAAGAGAAGGTTCTAATTTTATTGGTAAAGCCAAAATACTTGGTACACCAATGGGAGAAATTGTCAAAACACTTATGGACGAAGGTGTACTTTTCGGAGTGTCAACCCGTGGTCTTGGTTCTGTAAAAATGAACAAAGAAGGTATTATGGAAGTACAAAATGACTTCCACCTAGCCACAGTCGACATCGTAACTGACCCATCTGGTCCAAATTGTTTTGTTAATGGTGTTATGGAAAATGTTGAATATTATTATGATATAGCAGCGAATTCTTGGTTGCCTGCAGGGAAGCAGGAAGAAGTAGCACAAGTGGTTGAAGAGATTCAACAGGAAGTTAAAAAGCATTATAAGAAAACCGTACATACCATTGATGAGGCACTTGCTTCTAGAATGTTTGAACGCTTTATAAATACGCTTAGAAAGTAAAAGTTTAATAAATATGAATACCAATCCATATAATAAAAGGAGAAGCACATATGTCAAGTACACAAGACACAATGGCTGCTGAAGAATTTAAAGCATCTTTTGGCGATCCTTCCACTGCTGCTGAGCCAACTGCCCCAGAAGGCGGCGCTGCTAAGCACGGTAAGGATAAGAAAAAAGCTGCCGAGAAAGCAGACAAAGTAGATACTGCAACGCCTGGTCAGGGCGCTGGAGTGAAAGAAGAATCAGAAGTAGATGCTGATGTAGAAATCGTTGAAGAAGAAGTAATTTCTATCGACGAATCAGTAGCTGCAATGTTTGAAGGAATGGATATTTCCGAAGACTTCAAAAAGAAAGCGACACTCGTGTTTGAAGCAGCTGTAAACGAAGCAGCATCCTCAAAGGCGCAAGCAATTGTTAACGAGAAAGTAACAGATCTCGAAACAACAATGAACGAGCAAGTTAAAGAAACTGTTGACACAATGGTTGAAAATCTAGACTCATATCTTGACTACGTAGTAGAAGAGTGGATGACAGATAACGAACTTGCAATTGAATCCGGTATCAAAGTTGATATGGCAGAATCACTAATGGACGGTCTACGTGGTCTTTTCGAAGAGCATAACATTGACGTTAGCGACGAAACTATTGACGTCGTTGCTGGTTTAGAAGAGGAAGTTAATACGCTTAAAGCAGAAGCTAATAAGCAGATTGATGAAAACCTCGAGCTAGCAAAAAGTATTGCTGGTTATAGAGCTGCTAAAGTTTTTGATGAGCTATCAGAAGACCTTACACTTGTTCAGGCTGAACGTTTGAAAGTGCTTTCTGAGAAACTTGATTTCGCCGACATTGAAGATTATACTTCAAACCTTAACATTCTTAAAGAGTCTTTCTTTACCGCTGATAAAGCAGTAACTGAAGAAGCTGAAATTGAGGAAGAAGAGATCATTACAGAAGATACAGAAGTTAAAAAACCAGCTTCTGATTATTCTTCAATCAATGCTCTTGTTGAGGCTCTCAACTCAAAAAAATCATGAAAAATTTAATTTTAATAAATAACACAGTAAGTCAATCACAAGGAGATAGAAACTAATGTCAAACTATCAAAATCTTGTCGAAAAGTGGGGCCCAATCCTTGAGCACGATTCTTTTTCGGCGATCGAAGACAACCACAAGAAAGCGGTAACAGCCACTATTCTTGAAAACACAGAAAAAGCCCTTATGGAATCAGGCGACTTGTCTGCTTCTATGACAGGCTTGCTTTCAGAAGCACCAGTCAATGACGCCGGAACAGGTGGATTTGGTGCGGGTTCAACCGCAACTGGTCCAACAGCCGGTTATGACCCAATCCTAATCTCATTGGTACGCCGTGCAATGCCAAACTTGATGGCATATGACATCGCAGGTGTTCAGCCGATGACAGGCCCAACAGGCTTGATCTTCGCAATGCGTTCAACACATACTTCACAAGCAGCTTCTAACGAAGTATTCTACGGTGAAGCAAATACTACACGTTCTGGTGCTGGTGCACAAGTTGGTGAAACTGGTGATGTGGCTAACACAACATTGTTCACTACTGGTAGCGGCATGGGTACAACCGAAGCTGAAGCACTTGGTGACGGCAATGGTACTGAATTTGCAGAAATGGCATTCTCAATCGAGAAAGTTGCGGTAACTGCGAAATCACGTGCATTGAAAGCAGAGTACACCACTGAATTAGCACAAGACCTTCGTGCAGTACACGGTCTTGACGCTGAAACAGAATTGGCAAACATCTTGCAATCTGAAATCCTTGTAGAAATCAACCGTGAGTTGGTTCGTACAATTTACCAAACTGCTAAACCAGGCGCAACTGGAACAGCATCAGCTGGTATCTTTGACTTGGATGTAGATGCAAACGGTCGTTGGTCAGTTGAGAAGTTCAAAGGCTTGATGTTCCAAATCGAACAAGAAGCGAACGCAATTGCAAAAGGTACACGTCGTGGTAAAGGTAACATGGTTATCTGTTCTTCTGACGTTGCATCAGCATTGCAAATGGCCGGTGTACTTGATTACACACCAGCTCTTAACTCCAACAACTTGCAAGTAGACGACACAGGCAACACCTTCGCTGGTGTGCTTAACGGTCGCTACAGAGTGTACATTGATCCATATGCCGGAAGCAACTACTTAGTTGTAGGCTATAAAGGTTCTAGCGCATTCGATGCAGGCCTCTTCTACTGCCCATATGTACCATTACAAATGGTTCGTGCAGTTGGTGAGAACAGCTTCCAGCCAAAAATCGGGTTCAAAACTCGTTACGGCATGGTTGCTAACCCATTTGCTGAGGGTTCTGCCCAAGGTAATGGTGCTCTTACTAGAGACGTTAACGAGTATTACAGACGAGTTCGTGTATCTAACTTGTTCTAATACGAATAACAAGAAGGACGGGTTAACCGTTCCATACAAATAAACTGGGGAGCTTAATTGCTCCCCTTTTTTTATCTTTCCATTTTTAATCTGTATTGGCAGTATGCTTCCCAACCGTATTCATACATAGCATAAGCTACGACAAAACCTATCCAAGGGATAGAAAATGCAGCAGTTAGTATAAGGTCTGCTGCTAAAAATGCTGCTAGATAATCATACCAACGTATCATTACATTCCTAAAGCATTCATATACATTTCAGTCATTGCATTTTCGTTTTCAACATCATCACGATTACGTTTACGGATAGCAACAATCTTTTTCAAAACTTTTGTTTCATATCCACGACCTTTTGCTTCAGATAATACATCTTTCATTTGGTCCATTACTTCGCTTTTTTCAGCTTCAAGCGTTTCAAGGCGTTCAATAAAAGAACGGATTTCATTTGCTGCGGTGTTGTCGGCTTCTTGTTGCATTAGCATATCTCCTGCTGTTGTAAATTTCAAATCGCCCATACGGTTTACGGCGTCATAATCTGGGTAGCCCTTTTCAAAAACTGGACTTTGCATTAAAGTTTTCCTTCTTCCCTCATTTGTTTACGGATTTTAGTTGCACTAATATCATGAACGTCTTTACCTAAATCGTGCTCGGTAAATGTATATCCTACACCCCGTCCATAACTAATGTCTACAATGTTTGGCACTTCAAGAATTAAATATTCATGTCCGTTTTGAAAACCGTGCTCTGCTAATCCCTTTTCAATATTTGCGATTACATCAATAATACCAAAAGGGTTATCATCTTGCACAGCGGTACGACCATCACCTGCATCACCGTCAAAGTTAAATACATCACGTACCATGATAACAACTTGCCCTGTGAAAGCATGTGCTCGTTTAAATAGCTCTGTATGTCCATCGTGCCATGGCTGCCATCTTCCCAACATCTGTACTGTTGGCTTTTTATAATCAAACATTATGTTCCATCCTTATGTGCCGTTCTACCGCATTGGCTAGAGATTCATCTGTATCATCATACCATTTAGATACGTGATAATTTACTATTGAAGGTTTCTCAAACATTTTATTTGTATCACCAAAGCGACCTTCTTTAATGGTATCCATCCATACTGTATAGTCAGCATCAAAGATATCACGAGTTTCTTCAAGTGGACAAACAAAAT